CACCAGCAGGAACCTCACGAGCGCCGGCTGCTCTCATAGCCTCAACAGCAGCGTCAACATCACCATCAAAAGCAGCAATAAATTCTTCTAATCTTTGTGCGCCTAATGGTTCATCAACACGCGGCATAGTTCTTGTAGGACGAGCAGCAAGACCAAACGGACCTCCACCTTGCCCCATGACACCAACGTCTTGTTCAAAACCTCTTCGTGTTCTGGCTAATATATCAGTTTCAAATCCAATTTCTGGAGCTTGTAGTCCTTCTAGCTCTGCACGTAAATTAGCAATATCTTTATCAATCGCTTCTATAGCAGTTTGTCTTTGTTGCCGTGTGTAACCATCAACACTAATAGTCTCAGCAGCGGGGGCAGCAGCAGGGGCAGCAGCAGGAGCAGCCTGAACAGCGCCAACCTCTGGTGCGCCAATTCTAATGCCACCAGCAAATTGAGCGGTTTCCGGGGGAAGCCCACCTAACATGCCTCTTGCTGATTCCATAGTAACAGGACCAGATAAAGTTGTTGATACTACAGGAGGCAAGGTCGGATCTGGTTTACCAAATAAATCTGTTGCTGGCGAAATTTTATACGTTAGTGTAGGCTGAGATGATGCTGCTCGCTGTGCGTTAGCCTGTGCAACTTTGTAGTCCAGATCGGCTTGTTTAGCAGCTAATGAAGCAGCAGAGCGAGCAGTTAGACCACCAGTAGATAAATCAGTTCTTGCTTGTTGTAGTTCTGTAATAGCGTTGCGAATGTCTTTTTGCGCTTGAAGATAAACTTTCTGTTGCGTATCGTAAGTAAGCGCTTCGAACTTCATTTTCTGTAGTTCGTTCTTTTGAATCTCTTCCCAAATCTGCCAGCGTAGATCTGAATAAAGCGTAGCCCAAGCTTTTCCTGAAGTTGTTTTACCAGTAGGAGGGCGGGGCTCTAGAACGTAGACATTTCGCCCGTTAACATTTCTAATTGTCATTTATCAAGATCCTTGTAGAGCTATTAAATACTGAAGCATTTCTGGATTTTCTAAAGCAAGCTCGTAAAAGCCTCTCGCCTCTTTTGGACTAACACCAAGTTGAGCACCTAACGATTTTGCTTGAACATCTGAAATGTCTCTTGGTCCTTGGATAATAGCTTGCTGTGCGCTCGTCGTAGCGCCGGCTTCAAGACCAGCACCAGCAACAGCACCAAAAGCATCAGCTAATTCTCTGCGTCGTTGTTCAACAGCAGCTTCAAGGGCTCGCATCTCTTCTTCTTCTCTTTGAGCCTCAGCGAGATCCTGAGCAAGAACTTGACCAGCAATCGCAGTTTCTGCACGCTGTTGCTGTTCTTCACCTATAACAGCTTGCTGAAGAGCTTGACCACCAGTAGCCATTCCAGATCCAGCAAGAAGAGCCTTGCGCTGTGCTTCAGCTTGTTCCCGCGCTCTATCCGCACCAGTACGCAAGCCACCTCTAATGGCTGCTTCTTCTTTCTGTGTTAAACCAAGAGCGCCCTGTGATTCACGTCTTTGAAGTTCTTCTAAGCGTCTTTTGTTTGTTTTTGCAAGTTCGCTTGGCATAAGCGTTCCAAGATTCGAAGCTGCTGTGCCTGCTACGCCTGCTAAAATAGCTAAGGTTACGGGATCCATTTAATTGTTCTCCTAGTAGATAAAGATAAAGTCAAGTTTGTTATTTATAGAACACTTCTGCTTTAAACACGCGAGCAGAAGCAAAACCTCGTTGAACCTTTGGATTGACTACAACAGCAAACCTATACGAACCTGCTGAAAGGCTAAAGTGAGCAGTAAAACCAATCCAACGACGGACAGCAAACGCTACGGTTTCGCCCCCTGGACCTTCAGCGCCGGCAACGTCTGGAACCAATCCTGCGCCACCAAAAGGATTTTTGTTACCTGATGATGTGTTTGTTAGATCTGCTTCTTCAAAAGCATAAGAATAAGTTTGGTTTGAAAGTGTGCGCAAATCATTTACGTTGATGTACGTTAGATAAACGTCGCTATCCCAAAAGCCAACCGGCTCTACGTCGTTTTCTGTACAAGCCCATGCAGAACCAACAGTAATAATAACTTCTGCGTCTTGTTCTAAAATTAGATGGGGAGCAGTCTCAGGCATCGTGAGCCAAACTAAAAGATTATTATCTGTTTGTCTGGAAGCTTTTATGTTGGACGTAAAGTAAGATCTATCAATAGGATCTCTACCGTTAGCTAAGCCAGTATCAATACCAGTAGCAAATGTATAGCTATTAACGATTGGATCATAATCACCAACTTGAATGTCTTGTGTTTTAAAGTGATTGTTGTCCAAGTCACCTTGTACGATCTCTTGGTTGACGTAAGTTTTTAGTGCCTCGTCGTTTCCGTTAAGGTCGTCTGCCGTTAATGGTGTTCCATTAACAAAGGTATTTGGTTTAACGTATGCCATTAGTGTTTTGCCCTCACTGCAACTATGTTGTTTCTACTAACACGTAGTGTGTTTGCTGCGTCATAAACCTTTGCTTGTAAAGAGATCTTTTCATAAGTACGAACACCAGATACACCATCATAGCGTAGCGTTGTAGAAAACTGAAAAGTCTGCCAGCTAATAGGAGCACCAGTATTCTTCATAACACCAGCGGAGGCAGAGACGTATCTAACAGAAGAAGCAGTAGTAAATGAATAGCCCCATTCGCCTAAACTAACTGTAGCTGAAGGACCACCATCGTTATAAGTTAGTAACAACTGAAATGCATAATAGTTTGGTTTACCTCTATCAGCTAACGGCAAAGCTACATCCCAAGAGATTGTAGGTGTACAAGCTGAAACTATACCAGATGATTCTACGCGAAGTATTTCATTTGTTGAAGGTGCGTAGTTAAGAACTGCCTCTGAAAGACCAGCTACGTTGATTGTTGTATAAGAAGTCGAATTTGTAGCAAAGTCTGCTGTACCTTGGTACTTAAAAGTGTATAGATCGTTACACGCATTATTTCCAGCAAAGTGAAATCGTGTAATCCAGTTATCTCTTGTGTTTGTGTTATCAATTGTTGCAGATGCAGTAGCAACATCATCATACGGCTGGTTTAATGTAGCAGCTACTGGTGTATCACCATCTTGCAACAAACTTGTTTTAACTATCGGCATTTATACTTTTCCTTATCTGTAGTGGTTTCTGCACCAAATTGTGCTACTGAATAATCTAAACGGTGTCGCAACAGGTGGCGAAGGTGAATCTTCATAATCCCAATTGTTTATTAAAACACGAACGTCTATTGTTACATTCTGTGAGCCACAAGCAACAGCAAAGGGCAACTGTGTTGTATGTCTGCGCGGATAAATGTTACCAGTCCTACAAACAAGAACGTTGTTAACAAAGACGCCCCATTCAGTCCACCAATCGTTTCCTCGTGAGCGTAAAGCTTGCTCAACATCATCTGAAACAACTTGCGTGCCGTGTTCCCAATCAACAGTTGCACAACCAACAAGCATTCCCTCACGAGCATCAAAGTTAAGTGGAAAATCTTGCCAAGTGCTATTTAACAAAGATAATTTGTTAAAGCCCTGTGACCAAGTAGCTACATCTAAATCAACGCTAAAGATAGGTGTGTAAATGTTTGTGCTGAAAGTTTTGTTGTTTGCTTCTGTGTGAAAGTAAGCTTGCGTAGGAAATGAAGACGACCATTTAGTAATCGTGCCAGATAAGTCAGCTTGCTTTACACGTCCTAAATCTAACTTTGCAGGGCTAACAGATTCTACAGGCATGTTGTTAGCATCAAGCTCGCCGTTAAACGTGGAGATGTGTTTATCTAAGTTAACGCGAACGTTATCTGTTTTAACCTGATCAAACTGATTTAACGGTCTTTCAATAAATGATTTAGCCATTAGTATGGTTGTCCTTTTTGTAGTCTAATGTTTTGGTTTAGAGGCGACTGTGATTCATCAGCGTAGTTGATCGTACAACCTAAAACATGGAAAGGCAAACCGTTAGGTTGGCGCAATCTAAAACGGAAGTTCTCTACTAAACCAGTTCTAACGTCGTATCGTAGCGTAACTATTCTTCCGCCTCGTAAAGAATCATCTCCGATTGTAAAGGTAGCTTTGGTGATTGCTGTATCAACCGGACCAAACACAGGATCTTCATTAGTCGTGTAAACCAATTCCGACTTCGCCATTTTCTGGGAAGAAGCTGAATTCCATGTAACATCATAGTCGTATCCCCAATCTAAAAATAGTCTGTTGTCTCCATAAGAAACAATCTCAACTTCAACTTGGAAAACACGATGTTTGATTGCACCAGAACCAAAGTTAATCCAGTTAGATTCCCAAATGTTTTCTTGTAAAGCACCTTTGGTACCAGTTAAGTTTGACTGTTGGTCTTCTCCAGTAATAGAAGCTACAGTTAGTGTTTGTCCCCAGAAAGGAGCACCAGACCAAACTTGCGCACCAACCAATCTGCCGATAGCACCAACTGTATTTGGATCTGAAGGAGCACCTAACAATCTCCAATCTGGTTGCGTACCTAAAATAAAGTTGCCCGTTGGATCTGTAGTAATAACCGGGAAGTACCAAAGGTATTCGTTAGTTGGATCGTTAGCTCCTCTAAAAGAAAACGTGCCGTTGTATTGGTGTAAGACTAATCCTCTGGATGGTATTGGATCTCCCTTGCGAGGATAATGACACCAGTATTCTTTTTCTTTTTTAGAATACGCGGCTGTTGCAGAAGGCAAAGCTGGAACGTTTATTGTTTGGATTTCTTTTGAGATCGTATCGGAAATCTTTCTAACAGTAATAGCAGAGCCACCGTCTAAGCCACCAGTAATAGCATAGAGCCCATCTTTGTTTAAGAACACTACGCCAATCCCAGGAACCAAAGCAATAGTGTTTGAAGCAGTTGTTCCAATGTCGGGCGTTAACTGAGAAATAGTAGTGATGTTGTTTGCTTCGCGGATAATGTCTATAGAAGATTCGCGGAATACAAGCAAGTTGTTGTAGTAAGAATACAACTGCGTAATGTGACCACCAGACGTAGAACCTACATCAAAGTAAGAGAAAGAACCAAACTGCTCTGGAAGACCTTTATCGCTGTAAATAATAGTTGTTGGTCTTAATGTTCCGCCAGCCAACCAAAGTCTGTTGTTCCAAGTTTCGCCATAAGCATAAGACGTTGAAATAATACTTGAAGCTGTTTGAGAAGGAGCTTCTTCAATTAGCGCTGAATCAGGAATAATGTCTATGTATTCTGTACTACTGTTGTCGTTGATTTGTTTTACGAGATAGTATAGCTCATCACGCGCATCAGCATTCTGAGGAAGTCTCATGTTCTTTGTGCGATAAATACGACGAGCAACAACACCGTTTCGTTTTCCAACAGGAAGCTCGTTGATAAAAACACCGTGGCGCTCTGTAAAGCCAGCTTGGTTAGTCCAAGAAACTGACTGCGGTGGTCCTAAAGGCGATTCAGATCCTGTATCTGTAACAAATGTCATTCGGTACTTGAAAAAAGAAGTATCAGTAGTATCATCATCGCCCAAACCTGGGATGGCATTTGTAAATGTTGGATCGTGTGTATTAGCTCCTCTGATAGCATTGGCTCCATCGTATTCTACCTGTATTCCAAAAAGCTCCATTTCCGGTGTTGGAAGCGTGAAGCTAAAGTCTCTGATTCTATCGTCGCCATAAAACCAAATCGGCTTATCGAAGCCGTTGATAATTAAAAGACGATTACCGTAGGGAATGTACTGCGTTCCAGCCTCACCTACCTTGCGAATCCGACGCCCGGTATCAATTGTGATTTTGTCTCGCCAATAGTTAGCGGCTGCTACTGGAGATCCATTGTTTCCCCAAAGATAATAAAGCTCGCCGGCTTGCTCAAAGAAGTGATACACCTGACCTGTGCTTTGTTTAGTCCAAACAAAAGCTGAATCGAACTTAGCCGTGAGATACGGAGAAGTCTCAGTTAGCAGAATCCCAGCGCCGGCAAAGTCACGCCAAGGCTCAATACCTCTGTCAGCAAGCCAACCGTCACCAGTTGGATCGATACGAAAGTTTTTAATGCTCTCAGCAATACCAGAAGTTTCTTTCCAGCGCTGGTCAATAGCACCAGCACCTTTAAGCTGGAATACTTTTGTGCCTTTAATAGCCATGAATTAACCTCCGGTCTTTAGTGAAGCATAATCATAGACAAACCAACGGTTGCCTCCAAGTTGGAACTGACCACGCTGAACCATAGAATCGATGTGGTCTGCGTAACGTTTCTTTAGCTGTTTCATTTCAGATTCATAACGTCTGCGGTACATGTCGGACTTCGCATCTTGACCAGACTTAGAATAAAGTGTCTCAAGAACTTTATACACAATCAACTGGTGGAATTCGTGTGGCATTTGCGGTGAATCAGTAGCAAAAGCTAATGTCGGCGGCTTGTAGTAGTAACGCGCAACACCTTCTCTTAGAAAATCTTGAGGCACCTTGGACGTAACCAAATCAGCAGGCTTCTGTGTAACTTCCTCATCCCAAGCGTCAACGCGAGGATACGGACGAATACGGTTATACTGACCGTCAATCTCTACATAAACTTCGTTGCCAGGATCAATCTGGTTGAAGTTTGTAATTGTAACTGAGGAGGCAGTATCAGCAGCAATAACGGGATTGAGATACGTGGTCGTATTGCGCACAGCAGAGCCAGTGGGATTGTTAAAAACTTTCCAGACTGGTAGTCCAAGACGCTCGCCAGTAGTTCGGTTAAAGTTCGCATTCCAAAAAACAATTTTATCGAGCCCTTCGTACTGTGTAGGTGATGTATCAAAAGACTGGAAAGCATCGGCAGCAATTGGCTGAGCATCCCACGATTCAAAAGAGATAGTTAGCGTTAGTGGACCAATAGCACCAAACTGATGAACAGTAGGCTCAGATAGCGCTCCTACGTGACCATCTCTAACAAACGCCCAACACACTTCGATGTAACCATTAGCAGGAAATCCGCTCCCAGCAGGCTCAGAAGAAAGTGAGGTAGTCTGACCTTCGGGAACAAAAAATGAAGGGCTCCAGACGAAAGCCTCAGCGTAAGAAGCCTTATAATCCATACGTAGGTTAAGCTGCTCATCGCGTCTTGGCATTAAACCTATTAGCTGTCCGTAAGGAGGAAAGCGACCAGTACCTGAATTAGAATTTGGAATGTCTCTGTGAGATAAATTTAATAGCTCAATAGAATCTTGAGGAAGGTCGTAGTATCTTCTTTTAATAGTCCACGTAGTATCTACTAAAGAAGAAGTTCCGTGAAAAGGTATGTCTAAAAGAATCTCTGACGTTGATACAACTTTTGAGATTGTGTATTCGTAGTTCTGAATCTCAATTGGCTGTCCTTCAAAGTTAACTTTCGTGAGACGATCCATGCCAAAGTTGAAAGTAACTTGGCGTGAGCCTTTTGTGACTTGCGCACGAACCTCTGTTGCAGGGGCTATAACATTATCTGTGTCTCTGGTTGGTAATACATCTGGAATAAACTTGAAGAGGTATTCTTTCGTAGCCCAAGACCATCGCTTCTCTGACCAAATGTGTTGGTAAGCGTCGTTAATTAGTTCGTCTAACTGCTCGTCGTATTGCTGAAGCTGTGGCGTATAATCCGTTATGTTTTTGATCTTTTCGCGAAGAGCTTTCAAATTTGCCATGTGTTAGTCTCCTGATAATAAAGATAAAGTCAAGTCAAAAAAAAAGCCCGCCCCCATTGCTGAGGACGGGCAGTAACAACTAGCAGTTATTTATTAGAACGCGCCGCGAACATAAACAGTAGCTAGACCGGGAGCGCCAGCACCGTCGATGCCGATAGCAACCTGAGCGTCGGTAGCAGCAGCAACAGTATCAAGCTGACCGGGAACAGCAGTCATGCCAAGCACGTCGCCAGCAGCGTGAGCAGCAACGTTAGCCTCGCAGACGCCACGAACCACGACCTCGATACGAGAGCCGGCAGCTAGTGAGCCATCGTTCTCAGCGGAACGAAGAACCACGCCAACGGGGCAGCGATCGGTAGCAGTACCGGAATCAGCTTTGACAATGTGGACAGCTTTATCGCCATCAGCAGCCTGGGATAGATCTAGGGAAACGCAGTCGCCAACAAGGACGGCTTCGCCAGCTAGAAAGATCTCAGTCTGACGACGGTTCATGGTAGCAGCGCCGACAGCAACAGTAGCCCCAAAACCATCTTTCTGCTCGGTTTCTAGGTACTGGATTAGTGTAGAAGTAGCCATTTATTTATTTCTCCTTTGCATTAAAATGGTTTATTAGGCGTTGATTAGGACGCCCTGACCGCCGAGGAAGTCAGCAACTAGCTGCACCTTGACGTATAGCTGAGCAGCACGAGCAGTAGTACCGCTGATGTGCTCAAAGGGGCTGACCGCAAAATCACCTTCGTTGTGGAAGATGAGCTTGATGCCATCGTAGTTTAGCATGTACGCATCGCAGTTACCGGCGATAGAAGAAGCAAAGCCCATCTCAGGATCCTGCTCCGCAACGGCACCGTTAAAAGCTAGAGCCATGCGACCACCGTCAAGTTTGTCGGTCTGAACGAAACGCTCCTGCGCGAAGAGAAGGTTACGATACTGCGCGAGCGCATCAGAGGACATGATTAGGTGGCTGATGTCACCGGAAGGCGCAACGGAATTCGCTTCGATGTATAGGTTGTATAGATCGGTCATAGCGAGCGTACCACCAGCGTTAACGAACTGGTTCTGCCAACCGGGCGTAGTGCTAAAGGTAGCCTTGGAGACACCACCGACAACGTTGGACTGTGTGCCAACAGCAAGGTGCTCAAAGAAACCAGTAGCGGAACCGATACCAACATCGCCGTTTAGCGTGTTGACAGCGGATAGGACAGCGGAATCACCACGTAGAATCTGCTTGTTTAGCTCACGACGTAGCGTGCCCATGACGGACTTCATACGAGCCTCAAGGATTTTAACGATAGCGTATTCGCCGCTGTTCTCTAGTTCTTCTTTCTTGGTGATCACAATCGGGGCAGTAAAATCCGCCCAATCATAGATGGCAGGACGAAGAACGTCGTTGACCGCAAGGGAAACCGGCTCATAACCAGTAGCTAGCGGTGTAATGGTGGAATGCTCCTGAATGGATAGAGGACGCTGGATTTTGATTCCACCGCTTTCGCTCTCGACACCGCCCGCTCTACGGACACCATCGAGGAAAGCAACTTTCTTGTAAAGTTCGTCAACCTCACTATCACGGATACTGTATAGCGTGGAAGATAGTAGATCATTGCTGATTGCCATTTTCTTTTCTCCTTAATACGAAATGGTTTGGAATAAATTTTATCAGGTATTCTATAAAGAATCTGTTTTGGTTTGTTCCGCCATTTTCGTAAAAAGGTGTCTTTACAGATCTCTTTACGTGGGAGGGAAAACTTGCCCCTATGAAAACAACTATGTGCTCTAATAAATAAAAGAATCCGTCAAGTAAAGTTGTATTTTATT